ATCTAATTCAGATTGAATAATTAAATTTTCATCAGAATTAGAGTATGTTTGATACTCAAAAGTATCAGGGTTAATTGGGGTTATAGTTGGTTCTAGTTTCATAGATTTTTACTCTTATTTTTTTCTAAACACTTCTTAATTACTTGATGTTCCTGCGGAAACATTACCCGTTGATATAGGTGCATTTATTAGTTGAGAATTTGCTTCCTGAATTTCTTTAGTTATTGTTGATAATATACTATTACTTTCTGGATTATCTTGTTGGTTTACTTGGGTGGATATTAAATCCATTTGAGCTTTAAGTAAATCTTCTCGTAGTTGAGCAATTTCTGCTTGTAATGCTTGTACCTCTTCACTTATATCTTCAAAATTAATATACTCACTACTTGTTTTAATTAAATATTGATGAGAATTAGTCTCACCTAATGCTTGTATATCATAAAAAAGAGAGTTGTATAATCCAAAGAATTCTTCAACAGTTGGTTGAGATTGTAAATCTTCAGTAATAGTAGTACTACCTAATTCATCAAAACTTGTGTTTATAGTTTTAATGTATTGGTTTTTATCAAATATTTCTTTTCTAAGATCTAATCTTTCTTCTGCCATTATCCATTAACTACTTTAAAATAATAATCTTCATCCTTAACAATTGTACTACCACTAATGGAAGTTTGAATTAATATTTTATAATATCTTTCAGGTTGTAATCCTGCCATGTAAACATCAAAATAATTACCTGTCGCATCACAACTTATTTTAGTATAATCACTATCAAAGTGAACTATAAATTCATTAGTATCTAAATCTTTAATAGCCCATAACGAACCTTCTGGTAAGTAGTGATTTATAGTATCTACTGATGCTGTTTGGAATGTTCTTACTGGGTAATCAGGTCTACAATTTAATCTAAACCTATTAATACTTTCACCATAAAATACTCCTGAATTGTTATCTAAAGCAACAAATATATCTTGGGTTGCTAATGCTGGTAAAGTTCCAGTTTCATAAGTAGAGTCATCCCACTTTATTTCTAATACTGGTGGGTATATAGTGTTAGTATCTATTGAATAGAACTGCATTACTGGTTGGATAGCATCTGCGGTATGAAATTCTATAACATCTTCCCATTTTACTATAAAACCATTATTTTGAATATCTGTAAATCCTCCAATATTGTTAGAGCTTGAATACCATACATTTACTATATCAGATACATCAGCATTTAAATCTTTATCAGATTTTAATTTAAATGATTGAGTAACTTCAATATTTGGGTTATTAGTATCTGTTGAACCTGTAAACCAAGTACCCCCACCACTAAAACTTCCTGACCAGGATGCTGTTACAAAAGTATCATAAGAAGAAGGATTTATATTCCAATATTCTGCTCCTAAGTTTTCTGAACCTGAAAAGTTCATTGCTTTCCAACTTACACCATTTGTAGTAAAAGGTGCATCTAAATATGTACCACTTCCATTACTCCAAGAACCAGATACAGGATATATTTCTACTTCTGTATCAAATATAACACCTTGAGCGTTAGCTATATAAGCCTTTAAATTGCTTGAGAATGGAATACCACTTCCAACTTTGTTTTGGATTACATCATTAATTTGATCTTGGTCAAATTCTATTAAATATCTAAAGACCTGAGGTGAAGGATCTCTGTTAACATTTATGTTACCTACTTCAATCATAGCATCTATACCCGTATTCATAAAGGGATAAAATGAATATAAGGATGCGTCTTGTAAGGGAAATAATTTATATACTGCCATGTTTTATTTTTTAATATCCACCGTAACCAAAGGTTCCTGTACCTAAAGATACTATTCTACCTTTTATATCATCATTAGGAAATTTTATTTCAAATATACTAGGATCTAATGATGGGAAAATAACCCCACCTTGTGTAGCTCCGGGAATACTATAAGCATATTCTGAGTAACCACTATTTGTTCCTGCTTTATTTTTTATTTTTATATCAGTTACTGTTTGAACCCCGGGGATTGCATCTAATAATAAGGTAATTTCTCTTAATATAATAGGTTGGTTAATTTGCCATTTACGTGTTAGGAAATAGTCTTGTACCGTACTTATACATCGAGTTAATATTTCATTATTATTATAATTAGGTAATGTTATAATATCAAATTCACAACATATATTAACTATAAAGGCATCCTTAATGTTTACTGAATCACCTATCATTCTATATTGGTTTATATAGGTTTTTAGGTTATTTTTGACAGTATCCGATGCTGGGGTTAAATTACCATTAGAATCTTGGGTTAGAATATATAAATCTAACGTAGCATCAGAAGTTTTGGCTGATGATTTAGTTGTAAAAGCTTTTGATATTATACCATATTTAGAAGGCATACTTAAAGCTCTAATTAAATAATCATCAGCTGTAACATTTCTTTGTTGAGTATTAAAATTAGATAATGAGTTTTGTCTAATTTCTTCTATAGTATCTCCACTTCCACCACCACTAGCGGCTATTGGGTTATTAACAGCTAAAGAATTAAATACAAAATCTGCTGTGTTAGAATTACTTAAACTTGAGTTTAAAAATCTCACTGATGATGTGTCTATAGTATTTAAAGTATTTGCATCTACATTTGAACTAACACCACCACGAGATAAATACCTTACAGTTAAAGTAGTATTAGATGGAGCAATACCATAAGTATTTGTAAATATAAAATTAGTAGGTGAATAAGCTGTTGTAAGTTTATTTTCTTCAAATGGTAAACCTAAACCTACATTATCTGGGTTTGGTGTGATCTCTTCATCTATTTGAAGAGGTTTTCCTGAACCAAATTGTATTTGTAAAGTGTTTTCATTTAAAAACCTAGTTGTAAATCTTCTGTTTACTGATTTAGTTTTTAATATATAAGGAGCATCTGCATCTCCGGCACTATTAGGATCATTTATATTGGTATTTTTAATACTGTCATAAATTAAATCTTGTGCTAAATAATCTACTTCATAATATTGATTACCATCAGAATCTACTATATCTATTATGTTAGAGATATTAGAAACATTTAGTTCTAAAGTTGGATATTCAACATAACCCCCTAATGAAAAACTAGTAGAATTTATATCACCTGAAACTGCTTTAATTGTCTTTTTTAATAAATAATAAGTAGGTGCTCCTGCAGATATTTGTGATATGGTAACGGTTGTAGGATCTATTGAAGAAGAAACTGAAAAGTCTACTGCTTGTTGTGATGTAAATCTGGTTCCACCTCTTGAAGATAATGACGTATTAGAAGGAATTTCTAGGGCATAATCAAAATCAGGTACTGTTAATGTATTAACTATTTTAGAAGGTACTTGTTGGAAAATATCTACATCGACAACAGCTAAACCTGTTACTTTAGGTTTATAACTAAACATATAAGCAAGATCATATAAATTATCAAACTGTCTTGCGTATTGTAAATAAGTTTCTTGGATTTGATTATCTAAATAAAACGATAATACATCTGAAACATAAGATGCTTGTTCTATAAACATCATTCCAGGTGAAGCAGGACTAAAGTCTGTATATGTGTTTGGGAAATATGTTTGGGAGAAATTAATAAGTTGGGCTTTAATATCGTTAAAGTCCTTATTAATATATGTTATGTCTTTATTTTGTACTGCCATTAGTTAAAATTTAATTCTAAAGTATCATTTATCCCAGTATTAGGTATACTGTAATTTATGTTTACTTGTATAGTATTTGAGTTTACACTTTGTAAAACCTCTACAGAATCAAGAGAAATATCAGGGAAATTGGATTTTATTTTTTCTTGTAAATCCTCCTGAATAAATTCAAGGTTACCATTTGTTATTTGGGTAAAAATATATTGTCTCAAACCAGCACCAAATGAAGGATTTTCTATTCTCTCCCCAGGATTTGTTAATAAATAATTAATTAAATTATTTTTTATAGCATCTTTAGTTTGATAGTTAGGAATAAAAGCAATAGGACCACTAAATGGTAAATC